GTATAGTATTTATTTTATTAGAATCTACAGCTTTACTAGACAAAACTAATCCATTAGCAGCTTTAATATACTTACCACTTCTTGCAAACAAAACCCCATTTTTATCAAGTTTAATATCAACACCACCTTTAGCGTGCGATGGCATACCCTTTAAATCCGTAACAATCGACCATTTACTTCCGAAGTTGAATCCGAATACAGCTCCGTTCTCCAAACATGGCATGTTTTCATCATTGGTGTAAGTTATCTCACCCATCTCTTTTAGGGTTTCAATGATATTGTCATCATTGTTTGCAATAATTTCATTTATTGAGTAAACCTTATTTACTCCGGTTTTTATTGCTGATGGGTCTATGGCTTGGTATGCTATCTTTTCCTTGAGTTCAGGATTATTCTCAAGTATATTAACAACGTTGTTAATAATCTCTTCAAATGACTCATCGGATTTCCGAGCCACGTAATCATCGAATACCTGTCCAATAGTACGTTTACCATCATACTTAACATTCCATATCGCCTTATTCATTGCCTTGAACACTTGATAATCCTGCGACGAAATCCTAATGGTTTGTCCTGTGATATGTCGCATAGCTTGCTTGAGGTATGGAACGTTATTGTTTTCATAATCGTAGTAGTGAACCACCGATTTAACCATGGTTGAACCTACTGGTCCGTACTCGCGACCAAACGAGTTCTGCATCCAAACCGCAGCAATGGGATTAAGTAAGCCCTGTCCGTTCGACTTTAACTCAGGGTCGTACTTTTGCTTATCACCCTCATACACCTGCTCGTGAGCACCACCACCGAAGTCAACGACAAGGTAATTAATCTTGCTTGGTAAACCCTTCTTTACACCAATGGTAGGAACAATCGCCGGCGCCGTTGAACCCGCACGCTTTACGTTATCAATTAAATCCTTTGTGAATAAGCTGGCACCCTTGGTAAGCTTTTGCACTTCGTAGTTAGTAATATGCTGCAAAAAGAAATACCCTTCATAGATTTGGTTCCATTGCATATTATCATCAGGGTCAATGTAATCCGCTATATCGGATTCATGCACAATATCACCCTGTTTCTTTATTTGCCTATCCTTACTACGAATATCCTTTTGGATGCTTTCAATAAACTCACGCACGTATGCAGCGGCAACGGCACCTTCATCGGTGTACTCTCCCGATTCATCTACATAATCCTTGAAGGAAGATATTTTCTTTTTCTCCCGGATAGAAACCATTGCATTCTCCAATGCGCGCAACTGCATGTCGGAATAATCAACATCTTCTCCTATTGCTGAATCAATACTATTTTTCTTTTCATTGTAGAAATTTTGTAGCTTGCTTTCAATGAGCTCATTGTGCTTTTCTAGAATTTCCTTAACATTCTTATCGTACTCCTCTGCCTTGTTTTTATTAAACGCTTTCTTGTAAGCTAAAGGCATTCTGTACCTATTCGATACAAGCATATTCGAGAACTGCACAAAACTATTGTAAAAGTGTTTCTTTATTAAAGAGTATGCTTCATCATAAGCATTTTCAGTTCCAGCTTTTGACTGCAATGCAATCATCTGTTCTACGAACTCATTAGTATAAGGATTATGAGAATGATTTAGGTTTATCGCGTTACCCGCTACGACCTTTCCGCCCTTTATTCTATAATCCTTTATATTAGTAAGCCTATTCTTAACGAAATCTGCGAACACCTCTCCATAGTTTGCGCTAAGTGTGGAAAGAACAGAATTTATCCCGGATACAGTCTTTTCATAGTTCAGGTCTATATCCATGATAGAAGCAAACTCATCGATTGTCGATGACACCCTGTTGATAGATTCCATTTGTGCCTTTTTCACATATAGCACATTGTTGTAAATGGCATCAACGACCATCTTCTTATTGACCGTAGCAGTTACTGTCTTACTAGTTTTATCGTAAGACATTTTTACCATACCATTAGGGTTAACGTCAAACACTTTATTGTTACGTCTGTCGGAGTCAGGTGAACCGATGATGGCAACTGTAGCGGTGTTATCATTATTGTAAAGCAAATTGTTTACAAAATCTGTAATATGCGCCTTGAACCTATCTGCAAAAGGTGTTTTATTGTAGTGTAAAATATCGATACCCGATAAGTAGTTCTCAATATCATACAGCGTTTCAATGGTAATCTTTATTGCAGTACCTTTAAAGGCAGCTGCATAATCGGATAAAATTGAGAATACTTTGCCACTTTCCGAAATTGCACTAGAAACATTCTTTAACTGTTCAAACACTTTTTTAAGCTTGCTTCCACCATTGCTAAATAACCTTAGCAACTGGTTCCCTATGATATTCCTTTGCTCTATATTGTTTTCCTTATTCCTGAAAGATGTTGACTTCACCTCTCCATTAGCCATAGCAATTACATCGCTTAACGGTGTAAGGAAATGGTAGAAATCAGCCACGCTTGGAATCTTAACCACCTCGTCGCCATCGAATGGAGCAAATCCAACCTCATCCTTATACAACTTGCGATGAATCTTACCTAAAAGCTGTTCATCACTTATCGAAATATCAAAGGTGTTTTGAGCATATTCCATTCTCTTGTACTTCTGCTCAAGCTCTTTTAATTGCTTTATAGCATCAGTTACCTGTTCAGCTGTGTACTCATCATTTGCATTCTTAATGATGTTTTTCAAATCATTCTTAGCCCGGTAATATTCCGAATAGCTACTATTAACTTTCAACGAGAGTAACATTCCCGCTATCTGTAATGCAGGATTTTCAAAACCATTGATAATTACCCTACCATTCTTAACATCAATTTCTGCTGCTAACGCTTTTGCTGATTTTGAGTTAATCTTTATACCAAGGCGTTTCAGTAATGTGATAATATCGGACTTGATATGTTCATTGCTAGCGTCAAAGATAAATTCACCATTGCTATACTTAATAACGCTTCTGGTTTCACCATTATGCGTTATACTAATTCCTTTGTCGCTGACTTTAACGTATGAGAAAAACTCATCTAAAGAATCCTTGTTAACAAATCCATCTTCATCGTAAAACTTGTTAACCATGGTATCCTTCACTCGTCCGCGAACAGCATTCTCAGTTGTACTATCATTCTTTATTATGTTTACCTTGCCGTCAACATACGTAACGTCAATGGTATTTCGTGCCTCAAGTGAACGATAAAGGTTTGATAGAGGTACTAAAAACTCGCTAAAGATACGCTCTCCCTTAGTCCGAATGTTCTTTATTTGTTCAGCACTGTAACCATGATTAGCTAACTCTGCATCAGACATGTTATACATTCCAAAGAATCCACTCACAAATACATTCCTGTAAAGTGCTTTCTTTGCTTCCGGTACCTTTGTATATTCCTTTTTAACATTTCCAAATTCAGCAAGCAGCGATAGAGCGGTTTGCCTATATTCGCCCTTGCGTCCCTCTGCAATATCTCCTAGTGCTTTTATGAAAGAACCTACCATATCTTTCTGTTCAGGGTCAATGGTATTCGCTCTCTTTGCAGCATCGATTAATACAGCATGAGCAACATCAGGTTTTATGTAACCACTCTCAGAAGTTTCGTCAATAACAATGGTGTTACCGCTCTTGTTATGCGATATTTGCGTATACAAACGGGTTGTACTTACGACAAAGCGAACAAACGGAGATATGGTTTTATAGATGTCGGTTGTTTCAGCAGAGTTATCGTTCCTCACAACCCCACTAGTCTTGTTTCCTACATCGTTCTTGTTTTCCTTTTCTCCGCGTTCCAATACCTTTGCAATGTCTATTTCAGGAATGGCTGCCTGTATAAGTGTCTTAACTATCTTCGGATTAGCCAGCCTATGAAGTAGGAATAGATTTGCTGTTTCCTTGTCATAAGGGTCTGAGCTATTGCTTAGGTAGTTAATGTCATCAACCGATATATGTTTTATCTTCTTATACTGGCCATTAATTAACCTTTCTTCATTGCCAAGGTTTCGAATATCATGCTTAAAGATATCCTCTACTTCTACGTTGTTTCTCTTAGCATTTTCAATCTTACTCTCTATAAATTTTGGAGAGTACAGTTTCGAGAATGTTCCCTTGATAGCTGATTCTAGCGTTTCTGTTCCCTTGCGATTTACATAACCATTAATATACATATTACTCCTCAACAAAGGAACCACTTTATTCCTTACGTAAGCATGAACGTTAGATATACTACCAAACGTTTCGATCAACGGTTTCACACTTCCATACTTATACTCCTTGGCAAATGCGTTATCTGCACCTACCTGAGGCATGTGAATCTTGTTTCCTGCAAAGTCACCATTAAGCAATCCATCAAGGAAATCATTTGTACTATAAGCATATACACCTATCCGATTAAGGAAGTGCTTAACTAGCTGTATAAATCTTTCGAGTATAGTGGACTTTGGTTTTTCGTGACTCTCAGCCAGCTCGGCAATCTTTTCATGCACATCAATATCTTCACCATACATCGATTTTATTTCCCTTGCTATTTTCAATCGGGATTCCTCATCAATCATATACTCGTATACTACGTGAGCAGCTTCGTGTATAACGGTAGTCTTATCAACCTCACCGTTTATACTCCTTAACTTCATCTTTGCTTTGTAAACGTATCCGAGTACATCCGCTCTAGTTATTGGATTTTTCAACGCTTCATCAAACCCTTGGAAGTTTTCATTCACGTACTCCTCACCAAGCATTTCGATTAACATATTCCGAGCGTCCTCGTAGCTGACAAGTTGTAACTTCTCGTTGTCTGATGGCAACTTTTTCATAAAAATGTCAAAGTCCTCATCCAGATTTACATTATCGACACCATTAGCTTCACCTATGCTAGTGATGTTTTGTGAAATAGGACGAGAAATAACCAGTCCCGGGCTAGCAAATAAACTATTTTCTGCTCTACCTACTTGAACCCGGACCATCTTTTGCATGTAGTTCTTAACCAACTCACTATTTAGGTTATAGGCAATAGCTGGTATGTAAGCATTCTCATATAGTCCAAGCAGTTTTATGAAATCCTCTTTATTATTCACGAGATACTCGTAAAACTCCTTTATATTCTTTCCTGTTCCAAATGCTGTCCTTAAAAATAACTTATTACCTTTATTGAAGGAGCTAGCGTGTACCCTGAAAAACTTGTGGAATAATTCATCTAATTCCCGACCCACTCTCAAGCTAGTATGCTTGTGGCGGATATAGTTGCTGTTAACATCCTTGAATACACCAAATAGCGAATCTTTCAACCTAGATAGGTCTGCATCAGGCTCATTTAATGCTATTTCCTCTAGGTTAGAAATCATTACTTCTACAAACTCGCGAATATTAACTTCCCTTAGAGTAGGTGTAACAACATTTGCCTGCGTTATATGACCGGTTTCCCTGTTTACCACATTTACCTTAAATTGTGGTTTAGCACCAGACTGTTGTTCAAGTGCACTCGACTTACGTATGTCCTCTGACAAATAGGTTTGTTCTATCTTAGAATCAACCGTAAAATTACCCAAGTTGCTATCAGCCTCTATTTCTGTCTGAAAAGCTCCAAGTGGTAACATGGAGTTTATGTCATTACCCTCTATGTTTCTATCAGTACTATGAAGGCTTACATTCTCCATGTATGCAATGGTAGCAGTCTGCTTGCCTGCCAAATTATTCCTACTTCTCAGTATAAATTCAAATTGCTCTATTGCATCCGGGGCGAGTTCCTCATCATAATTTCTTAAATATTCATTTACGAAATTCATTACATCTTTTACATCCTGTTCGGAAAGATTATCAATGGTCTTTCCCTTACTCTTCTCGATGTATTCAATGGCTTTCTTGAACGTCCAATGCTGCTTTATTCCTGCCCTCTCAAATATCCCAATATTATTATTTGAAGCATTTGCCTTGGTACTTAGTCTACCCATTGGCTCAATAGCGATAACATTATTCTGAGCCAGTATCGCAGCTTCATCTTTTGTTATCACGGTGCCAACGAGTGAATCTATATCACTTAGCTGTAAACCATAGTACACAACATGCTTAACATCGTCGATAATCTCTTTACCACCTTCTAGAAATACCAATCTCTTTGACGGCATATACCCACGTACTAACGTAACATTTCCACGCTTAGCTAGCGCAGCTATTGCCCTGCGTCTAATGCTTGTTAGTTTTACGCGTTCTTCCTTGGAAAGGTCAGCGGGAGCATAATAGGTTCCAACGTACTTTTTATTCTCTTTTAATAACTCCTTCTGATGGTCGTATTGCGATGACTCGTAATAAGTTTCAACAATCTTGTCTGCTTCAATTTCGGTACCGTTTTTGGTAACTACCATCAATATTGGTTTACCATCAATGTAACGCATGAATGGATAAGATATGTACTCCGCGTGAAGCTTACCATCCTTGTTAAACACAGCAAGCCTATTCTCCCTTAACTCTATCTTAGTTTTTGGATTATCCTGTTTCCTTGCCTTTTCATAGTTTACGACCTCGTCAAGCGACGTTTCCCTATCGCCGTATAAAGCACCATGCTCAGAGTATTCTTGCTCAGTTACACCGGCCACTGAAAGCTTGTACCTATTATTAAGAACATCCTGAATATACGGTCTTAGAACTGCTGCATCAATTGCAATGTTTCCAACAAACCCAAGGTTTGATTTTTCTAGGAATGATTGTGATAACATTATTTCATGCTGACCGATAATTGCACGGTTCGCTACAAGTACCTCATTGATTGCTATCTGTCCGATGATGGTACGCAAAGAATTCCCAACGGCAGATTCCTCATTGTATGCATTTTCAAACTCTTCGTAACCTTTCTCGGTACCAGACATTAGTCCGTCAAATAGTTTTCTAACTTTTTCTAAAATATCCTTACTACTATGTACTTCGATTGTAGTTGGATTAATTATTGGTTTACCATCAATTTCCCCAACCAAACGGTATCCGAACATATTGGCGGTAAGTATTTTTTGCTTACCATCATGGTTAACCACAACCCTAAACAACGCATTAAAGACACGCTGATTGTCGCTGGCAATAGTTTTAAACTGTGCGTTTTTAAGCAACGAATCAACTATTCGTCCCGGATTTGTTAACTCATGGCCACGTTCCTCTGGGGATAGTTTATCTTCCTCTTCTAAATACTTCTCTGCAATGTAATCCTCAAGTTCTTCCTTATTATTTGAGAACCTCTGATAGGCCTCGTGTATAGATTGTATTATTGTCTTAATGAGTTTCCTACGTACCGATGTTTCCGTTTTTTCCTTTTTCTCAATAAGCTCACCAACAATGTTTAGGGATTCAACATTTTCTTCTGTTTCAATCTGTGGAACGCTAAACGACTTAATGGCGTTAATCACATTTGTTTTAACGCTATTGAATCCATGCATAGTCGTATCTATCATCCGAGATACGTATGCCGATTGTCTGAATATCCAGTTTCTCTTTTTGGTGTCATCGGGTTTCGGTTCCTCATTAGGCTCATTTTCTGTGTTCTCCTCGTTTGTATTTTCTTTTGTGTTCTCATTGCTCACTTCGACTAATGGTCCATTCGAAGCATCGCTTTGGTCCTTTAGTATGTAATCGATCCTATCAATGGCTTTCTTCTTTTCGTCAGCAAAGTTTGCTCCATTACTATTTTCATCCAAATGCTCCTTTAGACCGGCCAAGAGTTGAACCTCTTTTGTTTCACCATCACCAAGTAATGCGACAAATTCTGTCGCCCTAGACGCTGCTGTCAATATCTTATTGGCACCGTATGAAAATCCATCAGAAACAATCGATGTATCTATTGCAACATATACACGCTTTGCGGATATACCAGATACGCAAGTCGATTCTACATTGCTAGACATGAACTCGGTTGAATAGATTTTATTTGTATTAAACCTTTGCCTTAGTGCATTAGCCTCGGCCTCGGTTTCCACAACGAGTATAGCATCGTCCGAAGGGTCATTCTTGAATGCTTCTATAATTTCATCTCTCGTTGCAAAGTATTTACCGCCATAGGCAACGCCATTCTGTTTTGTATATTGCAAACTTGGTAATGCGGTATTTACATTTGTAAGTACCATTGCAACTAATGACTCCTGCAAATTCTTTATGGTCGAAATCTTTGAACGATGTTGCTCAGTAATCCTTAGCGTCTTTTTACCTGACTTTGATATTGGCGGAAGTAGTGTAGCACTGGTATTCCTTGTCTGAAACTCATCACCCAGTGCAACCACAACCGATTTTGTTCCAGATAACTTATCTTTTAGTGCTATTACATCATCGTTCTCAAGCAAAGTTGATTCGTCCAGTATAACGAAATCAAATCCTTCTGCCAATGATTTTTCACCAAATATGACTTCATTATATGTTCTAACGGTAACATCACCTTCGTTACTGATAGCTTTCTTTGATAGTTCTCCGACTTCCCTTGTTGGAGCAATCACAAGTACCTTTGGATTTCCGGCAATGTTATTTAACTTTTTATACGCCCTTAACGCGGTCTTAAATATGACAGTTGTTTTACCTGACCCCGCAGCTCCCTTAATGTATATGAGATTATCAATTAAATACCTCTTATCGGCCTCATCAAAATCATCAAGCTCTAAATCTCTATTGCTAGGATTAGTCATGTGGGCCAGTAACTGAATAATGGCATACTGCTGTTCAGTTGTAGGAACAGGTTCTCCGTTATCAGCTTTCTCGATTACATCTTTAATTGCGTTATACATTGCATACTGCGATACACTACCATTAGTATGCAGCATATTTAAGAAGTATAAAGCAACCAACTCGTTACTGTTACTTGCAATTACCTCTCCGGTGCGATTATCAACATAGGTAGTTTCATTGGTCTTATCGTCTATTACGCGTTTAACGTTAAGCATCTTCTCGAAAATACCTATGCTTTCGGGTTGCAAAACAAAATAGTTGTACTTGTTATTTAGCCCAGCTGCTATTCCTTCATTGGCCAGCCTAACGGATAATTTATGTACTTTTTTGAGGATACCTTCCCTGTACTCATCAGCTTTTGCTCCGTCTGCGCTATTCAGTTCATTACGGTTTACCTCGTAGAATTTTGTCGCAAACGCTACATACATCTTCTCAACGTCAAGCATCAACTGCTCCATTGCATCTTTTTGTTCTGCGCTTGACTTGGCGAAAGCTTCCTGAATATCTAACAAAGATGTGTAGTCGGTACCAAACTTCTTGTTAAACTCATCAATTAGGTTTAACGTATTGTATATAAATTCATTTGCTTTATCCTTTAACTCCTTGTCTTTTAAAGCTAACTCCTCATACCCATCGTTATCCAGAAGTACATCGACACCAATATATGCTAGGTTCATGTGTAATGCAGTGGCCCGGAACCTAACATTTCTCCGAATGTCGTCCAATGATTTATTGTTAAGTTTAGCTAGTTCTATTGCCAGTTTTACGCTTGATAACATATCGGCAACGGATTGTGTTACATTCCCGTTTATACGGGTCCTGTTGTTTAGCTCAGTGTATGTTTTCTTATCCGTTGACTCCTCTATGTTCTTTTGGAAAAATCCAACATTATGGAATATATATAAACTTGCTAGCTTATACGCTTTATCAACCTCTTCAAACAAATCTATCTCATCCTTGGTAAGGTTTAACTCCTCTCCAATTGACAGCGTATCGATAATCTTATTTACCAATGCCAAATGTTCAGGTTTGAAGAAATACTCCATAATGGAATTAGCAAATATTGCTTCCCTTTCCGCATCATTGATAATAGGCACTTTGTTACCATTCTCATCAGCAACAAAATCCCTATCAGCTTCCATCCCGATGTCCTTAACGTTATTAGCAAACTGACTATTCAACTCATCTAGCACCTCTGCCATATTAGCATCCATATCGGAGTATTCTCCCTCGAAGAATGGTGATAGATTTGAATATTCATTGTCGATATCGGAATAATCCTCACTCAATACATGTCCCGACAAACTATTCTGTAAATCGGATATTTCTTTCAGAATCCTACCTGTTGATTCCTCATGTCTCTTAAAGAAGGATTCATTTTCGCTTATGCCAATAGAAAGCTGCTCAGTTTTCGCTTTTGCTTCCTCATACGCTTTATCAATAGCATCCAAATCTCCAAGCTTTTCCAGCTCCGCATCAATAGCTTCTTCTCTAGCTCGGATAACATCTTCTGAGTACTGTTGTGTTCCATCAGTACCATTTTCCTGCATTTGCTGCCTTAATGCAGCTGCTTCATCTTTCCCCTTTAGTAAATTATCTTTATATTTCTTGAGTGCGAGTGCCTCTTCCAAGGTCTTTTGTGCATCTGGTAATTGCTGTTTAAATGCATTTATATCCTGCAATATCCGTGCGCGAGCTTTTGAGAGTGCTACGACCTCTTCAAGTTTTTCTTTTAATTTTTTAACATTTTCCCGATTCGCTTCGGCTTCTTGCAATCTTCTTTCCTTTTCAGCAAGCAACTCCTGTTCCTTTTGTGTTCTTACACTTTCAATACCATCACGCCTTTCCCGGAAACGATTAAGAACATCAGCATCGGTTTTAGATACACTTGCCAAAAATTGATTTATATTCTCATCTAGCCTTGTACTCTTTACTGCTCCAATAAGCTTTTTATCAGCATACTGCTTGATTTCTTTCTCATCTTTCAACCCACTTTTGATGGCCTCTTCGCGAAACGATGAATACATTTCGTTAATAATAGTCTGCGGGATTAATGAGTTATGTAGGTAGTAATCGTGTACAGCTTGGGATTGAGTAGCTTTTAACTTTAAGTTACCAATTTCAACATCTCTGTTTGATGGTATAGAAAAATACTCATAATCCTTTTTAGCCTTTTCTAGTTCCTTTTGCATTTCCTCAATGCTCATCGTAGATGATACAAAGCGACCATCTTCAACCTTTTTGCCATTATTGTAGTTTTCAATGGCTTCTGTCAATTCTTTAATTCTCAGCGACGCTCCAAGCGCACCGTGCAACACATAACGATTCATTCCGTTTGCATCGGACATCGCTTCAAGCGTTTCAGGGTTTGATAAATTATTATCACGTATTACATCAACAAGGGTGTGCAGTTCATCGAGAAATGATTGTTCATAATACTTATATGAATTTTTAGCATCCTGTGTTACGTATTCACCATCCTTCCCCTGCTTGACAGACATCTGTAATAAGCGGTTCTGCTTATGTAGTTCCTTCAATCCTTCTAACGCATCACTCTCTTTTATGCGTCCGGTAGCAACGCCATAGGCAAGGTCATACATACTCTTAGGGTCGAAGTCACTTCTCTTACTACCGTAAAAAGACATTACACCGGCGGGGAATGTTCCAATGGCGGTCATAACGACAGTTTCCATGGCATTTCCCCATGTGTCCATTTCGGACTCTGAATATACTCCGCCATTCTTAACAATTTCCAAATTCTTCTGATAATCCTCAGCAGTAATAAAAGCAGCATTGCCATTTCGGTCAATGTATGAATACCCAACTATTCGACCATCTTCACTAGTCATTGCTACCTTGCTCCTATCTATCTCTCGCCTTTGCTCATTGGCTGCTTCATAAGCCCATTTGTTAATTACCGGGTTTATGAAATTATTAGTCCACAAATCCTGATGTAACTCTTCCGGTACCTCTTCCATCACCGACAGCATACCACGGCCAAACGCAGTCTTATCCAACCTGCTAGAAATTCCTTCTAAAGCTTGCCCTGTTTTTGACAACATCCTGAATGCTGCTTTCTTCTTAGCCAAATTACCACCATTTGCAACAAACTTGTCGGTTAATATGTTAGCCATCATTTCGGCTGACTTCTTCTTGGCATAGCGATTCTTGACAGGGTCTATAAGTATGTTTGGTCCAAAAAGCTCAGTTACCCCCATAATGGCACCTAACATGATTGACCCATTGCGAGCTACATTTTTATCAACATCCCTTGATACCAAATCACTATATGTACTCGCTGCTTGGGATGAACTTAGCATACCAACTGATAACGTTTTACTTCCAATTGATACGGCTCGTGCAGAGTTGGTAAATGCAGATACTCCAATTCCCCCAACGTAACCTAATGCTACGGTCGCTGCGGTTTGTGCTATGGTGTTTCCTGCACCAAACATAAATGCGTATGGGTTATCGAATGCACCCTGTTCTTCAACCTTGTTGCGATGAGTTACAGCACCCTTAAACTGGTACGTGCGATTCTCAAATTCAGTTGCTCCAAATAATCCACCTATCCAACCTACCCCAGCTGTCAAATCCCCGGCAAATGAAAGCGCACCTCGTCCGAATGATGCTGCCATTGAACTCGACTCCACTCTCCTATCCCCGAATATAGTCCTAATGGAACCTTCTGGTACAAATTCAGATGGTTTAACCTCTCTCCATACATAGTAGGAAGCATCATTCTGAGGGTCGTAAACAAGCTCCCTCATCATCCGGTTAGGCCCGTACACAATCTTATTTATAGGAACTAAATTACCATTTAGGTCAATGGCTGCTCCTAGCGATGAACTGTATTCATCTTCGTGATAAACCATTGTAGTGGCACCACCACCAAGATTTAACTCTGAACCCTGTTCGAGTTTTATTTGTCTAACATTGGCAAACTTACGCTTATCAAACCCTTCAACGTTTTCAAACATTTTTGCCGTATATGGGTTGTAATTATATCTATCATCCCCTACAACTACATTTCCGGTTGTAATCTCCTTGTAGAGCTTTGCTCCGTATGCGTAAATCTGCTCTTTCTGCTCTTTTGTTAAATCTGTATTTTCAATTTCATCGGTTTCAAGCGTTAAATATATCCCTAATGCACTTGCTTGGGTTACTATGTCATCTGCCCTTGTATAACCACTAGCAATAAACTTAAATATGCTCATGGGAATATCTCCATAAACACCATTAGCTTTGTTTTCCCGCTTTAACTGTTCAATTACCTTTCTGTTCTCATTAACTGTGCTCGTCAAACCAACCTGTCGGTTTATTTCGCGCTTTGAAATAGGTGTAAAATTTTCTTTTTGAGCAAAGCTCACAGGTTCTTGCGGAGATACTGGTTCTGACTGTGTACTACCATTATTTTGGACTCCATTACTCGATTGTCCATTTTGATTATTATCATTAATATTTTGATTGTTTTCTTCTTGCTTTTTTACTACTTCATCCATAGTTAATTCTTTTATCTTTTAAACATTATTTTTTACCAATATAATTTCCTACTTCATTGGTGAATGCCATATGCGACAATGCCATTACATCAGTAACAACAGGTATGCTGAGCGTAACTGTGTTTTCATCACTATTTTCACTCATTTCAAAGTAATTTTTACCTTCTTTGGTCAAATTACCATTGTCATCTATTAATTGTTTCCTTGTATCAGTCAAAGTAAATGATAAACCTTTGTTGTTTGACAAGAAATCTTTGTAAGCATCATTACTCATTTTATATTTTACCATAGCTACGGTATATGAAGCGGGCTCTTCATCTCTACCTTTCAATGTTATTTGACTGTAAGCATCACCTAATTCCACAATGGTTCCCCGAGGAACAGTAAACATTTTTCCATTATTGATATAGGGCATTCCTGCCGTAAGTGTGTTATATTGCTTATTAATTATCGCTTCTACCGCTCCCGAAGCAAATATCTTCTTTTGTACTACTTGACTTATGTTCATAAGTTGATTGCTTTTGCTTACAGAAATATTACTTTTAGCCATCTCGTATATCTTTTCAATCAGTTGTGGAAGAGGAGTTTTATCTCCATTAGACCTAAATATAGTTATGAGTTGTAACATCGCTCTATAACTTGGTTTCATATTCTTAATTGGCGTATTAGTTTTTATCGATTCATTAATCACTTCCAAATACTCTTTTTTAAATTTTTCATCTATTAGTAACGAGGCCTGATAAAGGTTGACTGGAATAGTTTTATCTTTATCGAGATATCCTACTTCAGTCTTTTCAGGGTCACCCGAAATGGATTCAATTATCTGAACACTTTCACCGCTATCGGAATACGATTGCCATGGATTAGCTTTTATATCTTTATCATTTTCAGAAGAACCATCGCTTACCATAGTATTTTGGTACTCTTGCTCTATTGTACTAGTAACATCGGCTCCCTTCATCAAAGTGCTTATCTTAAAATCATCAACAGTATATGGTCTGAAATATACTGTATTATTATTTCTGTCTTTAGCCGATAGTAGGATTCCATTGGCCACAGCATCTTGATTTATAGATTTTTTTACTTCTTCCTCTTTCCTATTTTTATAGTTAGCGTTATCAGGGTTATATCTAAATATGATTTCATTCTTTCCATAATCAAAGCTTACGCTATAATCTTTCACATTTTTACTTTCTTCATACCTCATCTTGAACTTTTGTCCATCAATGTACTTTCCATTTTTGTCAATGGTTGCCTGATTTTTCCCATTCCCAAACTTTGCGTAATCGTTGTATAGGGAGAGCTTAACATCTCCGCCTGTCTGTCCTTCTGAATACAATTCAAACATCGCCTTAATATTGGCAATGTTATTTTTATTTCTTTCAGTTACGATAAATGTTTTATCACCTATTGCCACCTGTTGTCCCACTGCCAAATGTTCCTCTATTTCTTTGTACCCAGCATTAGATGTTATATCTGAAATGAAGTATTCGTAATATGGCTTATACTGCTTCTGATAGGCTGAACTAGCTATCAACTTCGTCACTTCAATTGGATTTGTATTAGGGTCACGTGCAGCTTGGTCAAATAAACCGGATAAACTAATAAAATTATTGTTCTCATCTACAAGCGGTGTACCATCGTTCCCAACCACGATGTTTTGCTTATTATTACTTACAATCTCCAAGCCCTTTGTAAAGACATCGCTTAACGTCTTTTCGCTATTAATTAGCGTATTGTTTTTGTTCAGCTGTGCAATATCTTCTTCCGTAAGTTCTTCCTTTGACAATATATAGTTATTACTCTGTATAGCTTGCTGTATCATGTACCTATCATAAGCATACATCGAGGACATTTCGCCCTTCTTGTCAGAACTCCCCCTTGTTTGTTTGCCCCCACCGGTTAGTGGTGCCTGTTTATATTCGGGATAAACGACTAATTTAACCGCTCCAGGAACGTATGTGTACTTCATATTCTTTATTTTGTGTAACCTAACTTCATCATTAATTCATCAATCTGCTTTTGGATTGTTTCGAGGTCGTTCTTATTGGTAACCTCTTGCTTTAACTTAATAAGATTGTCAAGCCTTTCCTGCATGTTTTTATTTGACACGAGGTTCGCATCCATCAGATTTGCAGGAATATTCAACATATTAGTAACCGCCTGCGACTCCAATTGTCCTCTCATGGCATCGAACTGAGTCCTAAGCTGCTCGCCAGTTGCTAATGCTTGATTTGCCATCTGAGCATTAGAGAGGTTCGTTTGTAGTTCATTGTTTGCATTCGCCATTGCTTCCTGTGTCTTTTGCTGAGAAAGCGCAGCATTTATCTTATTCATTTGGGATAACGCAATGGCAGCAGCAGTATTACTATCATTTACACCGGCATCTTGGTCCATTCGACTCTTTATCGCCAAGGCCGACTCAAGGTCGTCCCTCATCGAACGCTCAAGGGCACCATAATCGGATTCTACTTTCTTCACTGGAGAAACCGGAACATTATCAATCTTTGGCGGTTCAAGCTTATTGATATTGTTGATGGCTCGCATATTAGCATAAAGATTTGCAACTTGCGTACCGTAATTCACTACATCTTTTGCTTTTATATTTTTTACAGCATCAATAAGTTTTCCCATATTAAAATTAGTATTTGTTCCTTCATCAATTACACTTGTCATATTAGTCACACCATTAGGATTTGCATTGCCCTGTTGCTGTGCAACACTTTTTGTTGCATCTGATACTATTTTATCAGCATCAACTTGATTTATAAAATTTCTAAAAACTCCCTTTTTTGACGCATCTACAGTTTTTATCCCGGACGATGGGTCATTGAATAATGGTGGCCTTTCTGCATTGTAAGATTTCCCTGCATATTTAAAGACTCTAGTTGTAGTTGTTTCTGTATTTGTTGCACCGGCTAAGCCCGTCGAATTAACCGAATTTGATGTATTGGCAACTTCTGTAACTTTAGTCGTTTGTCCAGTTGTCTGTCCAACTGTTTGTCCAGCTTTTGCTGTATTAGCTGCACTTGCTGCTTTAGCAATTGATGCAGACTTAGCTAATCCTGCTCCGGTCCCTGCTATTGCTGCTTCTGTACCTAGAGTCACAAAATCTTTTGTCGAATAATCCTTTATCCTCTTCTTTTCAACATTCCTTTTACGCCACATTTCTAATCCGGCGGTTGAACCTGCTGCTAGCAATGCTGCTCCACCAACACCACCTGTTAACGCTGTTGCAGCAATACCTGCTCCTATCTTGCCAATATTGTAAAGTAGATTTCTATACTTCGCTTTCATAGCTCTGACTTTTTGTAGTTAAACATCATGGATTTAATCACTACCTCATTGTCCTCTTTTAAATCTGAACCATCAAACTGCAACTCAACTCCCATCCACAAACCTCTTATTCCGGTTTCGGGGTCAATTCCAAATATGTACTGATTGTTATTTTTTACAGGGATAGGAGCATAACCATACTTTTGGTCTGTTTTAACAAGTACGGGTACTGCCCAATGATTCTCTTTCCACGATGGATTTTGCCAGAACTCCGCGCGATTAAGGTCGAAGAAAGTATCATAATCTCCTACCATGTAATCGGATGAGAATTTAATCCTATCAAAAACGGTATACTTTGATGCGATTAACACGGAGTCAAAAAGCTTAGAGATTAAATTACCTGCCTCATCCTTTCCGCCATTTGTCCTAATCGACAGGACAAATGTTTTACGCTTCTCAAAGATATACAATCTTTCGGATATGCCAAATCCATCAAATGAAAATATTTTGCCTTTAATACCTGAATCACTTGCATTGCTCATATACAGTGTGTTTCCGAATCCGAATATCAACCTTATTGACTCGGTCATGCTGTTGGTATAAGCCTTTAAATCCTCGTTAAAGAATATAGTCGCCCCATATTTACCACTTGAAAAAATTATATTTGACCCTATATCGTCAAAGTAAACAATCGGGTAATTTTTCACAATTGATGACAGGCTAGATTGCTTTCCGTAATCGGTTATGTATTTTTTAATAAAACCATACGATGACCTTGCTTTTGGCAAATCGTATTGGGTCATTGACTCGAAATCCAAATACCATAAAATATTGACTGACTCATCATAACCATAAATCCCTCTTCTTCCCATGGCAACATTATCAAAACATGCTGCTCCATAGTTTCCAAGTTCTTTCATCTGTGATGGCAATACTTCTCCGACCCCAATGCTTACAGCTTGATTTTCATTAACCTGCTGCATTTGCATTTCAGATGTATGCAGAGTTAAACCGTTTTTATGAACAATAAAAATGTAATCATCTCGATTTAGCATGGCTACTATTCCACCATATTTCGTTGCGAAAGTTTTAGCCTTGGTAAAATCAACATTCCTATAAGAATCAACAAACTCTGTTGGAACTTCCCTGTCACTGTACATAACGGTTGATATATACCTCTGCTCATCATAACTTTCTTTCCCTAGCGTTTCAATACGATATAGCAATGCTTGCTTAGATAGAGCGGTATACCCTAGATGAGATTCTTTATAGTATTTTTCGCTGCCGGATTGAACGTATGTCTTAACAGCATTTATATACGAGTTACTTGAAGCGTTCGGTTCTATCGCTCCTTTTTCCGCTTCAAAAAAAGTACTGTTATCCTGAGAGATTCTTGCAGCTGGATTAAGCTCAGAGTAGGTTCTCAGTGCCATTAGCAATCCAAAATGGTATTTCTTTTGTGACGTTACATGACAGTTGTTTATACCATCACTATCAACTTTGCCATAACCATTATCACCATACCACTCTTCCGGCTCTCCAGTAATATATGTTCCACCAAATTCTGCACTCTTATTGAATAAGAATTGAAACCACTTGGTAAAACAGTCCCCACCATACACCTGTCGGTTATTTATGTTTGATGGATAAAACAGTAAATCATCTAATGTGTACGGAGAGTCAATTAGATAGTAGTTCTTATTCTTTTTCTCGCCTTTGATAACATTATTGTAAAACGTTGAATCATTAAGGTTCTTATAGATTTTTGCATAGTAATAATAGGTGCCATAGCTCGCATCGTAGCTAACTATATCGGTCTGCGTAAGCTCTAGTCCAATGTATCTTGCTGTTCTATTAGAACGTAACGCTGATGTCCCATCGGTTTTCCGACTAGGTACATCTATTCTGGCATGAAAGAAAAGCTCATCACTCTTTTTTCCGGCATTGAAATAATCCTTTATGTAGGATGAGAAGTTGCCCGGTCCCATTACAGTTTCTTCTGGGACTACATACGCCGTTGCTGCAAAATTTGCCAAAACTTCCGTGCTACGACTTAAAACATTCCCAAAGAAGGATGGGTTGTCATTATCTAAACTCCCATTTATTTGAGCCTCGTTAAACCTTGATACAAAACTTACATAAACATTCTCACCATTACTTATCTTATGGTTTTTTGTAAGCATTACATCTGGAGAAAAAAAGGCAAGCCTCATTTTTTCGCCCGCATTCGCGGCCCTATAAGATACATAGTTAATTAAGCAAAATGTTTTTGGAACAAAATATCCGGGAGCAACACCCTTGTAAAACGGATAGTGATATGCAGTTTTATATGATTGACTAGTACTCCAAGTTGCCAAATACTTAGATGTTGTACCAGCAGTTGCAGCTTTATTCACCGTTGCAGATTTATACCCTACCGCAATTCCATTAAACGTCAAAACACTTCCATAAGACTCTTCAAAATCAATATACGGAGAATCGGTAAATCTAAATGTAGTCGGAGATACAATACCACTATAAAGAAGATTAGGGACACGCTCTGACCGAAGTATGTTAAACCCAACAATACGGCTTCTTTCTTCCAAGGTAAAGTTATTCAAGAAATAGTTTTGAGCAGTATCGCCATCAACGGTTGTACTAATATCAAAACTAACTGAAATATTCTTTTGAATATCCATGTTATGTAAATGTAAAAGTGGTACCTTTACATAACCGGTGTCGTTAAATGTTCCATAAGTATAATATCCCGCTACGGGAAATAAAGGACTCACCGTTAAATCATTGTAAATGAAATACCCGACAAACTGGTATATCTCCTCATCAAAATAACCCACATCATCTATCGGATTGATTCCAAACGGAGAAACAGTCCCTAATGAAAATTTTGGTACTATCCGTTTAAAAAATTCCTTTGCCTTGGTATCGTCAACTTTTGACCCTGATTTAAGTCCGCCCATAAACATGCGCCCGTTCTTAAACAATGCGCTTTTCCAAATCGGAGTTACAGGGTTTAACTTGTATATTTCCTCAACAGTAGTACTTATCAGCCTTTCGTTTCCGGTAATAACAATGCTTGTACTGCTACTAAGTTCATACTTTCCATCTATGATTTTGGCCTCAACCAAATCAGCTTCTCCCACTGTGTACTGCCTTATGTACCCCACTTCATAGTGAGAGTAGTCCGTATTAAGTCCGATTAATTGCAATTCTACCTTCTTCGATGTTCTAGCAGTATCCTCTTTAGTATTTGGGAATGAATATCTAGAACTACTACTGATTCCGGGCGCAATGGTTACTGGCTTAGTGTTGTAAAAAAATTTGGTTTTATTCCCAAAACTATCAAGGTATCGTACAAAAAATACATACACCCCGGGCTTCATGTTTCCGCCGTCATATACCGATATGCTATCCGTCTTGGGAATGTGTGAACCCATTATATGCATACCTTTCCCGGACGAAAATGAATTGGGGTAGTAAACGCAATCATTCTCATTTCCATTGAAACAGGTTCTGGTATTGATGACATAGCTGTAGTTAACACCATCGTTAAGGTATATGTTGATGCTGCCATCATATATCTTTTTCAGATGCATTTGCACTCTTGAATTTTCGTCATACCCCAACCAATTTACCTTGAAAGGAGTGATTTCAGCTCCTGCACTAAGCTTTACATTATTTAGTAGTGTATACTGATAAGGGGTAGATAAAAGGTCAATATATCCCAAGTAACTTACATCGCTCGCCTGAGACAAAACAAAAAGCTTATTTTCTAGCTGCTTCCAAGCAATAGGCCTCAATATAGTGGCTCCATCTTTAAGCTCAATAACCTGTTTCGTCCCCCTAATTGATTTTATGACAAAAACGTTATCTGAGTTAAGCTCCAATTCTCCATTCTCTAACAGGTCGTATGTTTCCCCGGATAGGTATAGATTATCGATATCTGATTGTATTCCTTTATTAAATACGTTGACTGCTATTCCCATAACGAACTATTTTACAACGGTTAATCGACTAGGCTTAGTGTCGTGAGCTATGTGTACAAGCTCTACGTACTCATCCAGTGTAACATCGAATGTTGATGCGATTGCATTATCCTTTGCTCTCTCGTACTGCATTTCTATACGCCTCATATCATTCTCTGTAATCATTCCCTGGTAACTTAATTCTTGAGAAAGGATGTATACGCAATGCCAATAACAAGCCTGCTCATACCCTCTTGGTATTAATGGCACCATGTCCTTTGGGTCAAAAGGAATGGTGAAGCACTCAATATACACAGGCTTACCATTGTAGTCATCGCTATTGAACATGATGTACGAACCATTGTAGTCGAAATCCCTATGCGATATTACCTGTCCCTTATCGTCCAACACATTGACGATTCTTGCTATGAAGCTAGGAACAGGTGCCAGCCTATTCTTTACAACTAGGTAATCATTGGTCGTATCATCAAATCCGATGTTAAGCTTTACATGGTACATATTTTCAACATCCCTCATTATCTCGGTTACGAGCTCTCCGCAAAGGTCAATAACCGTAACTGGCGTTATCCCGGTCATTAATGTTTTATTTCTCATCTGCAAGCGAGAAAATATGACCATAGGATGGGTGAACTTATTATTGTAACCACGATGCAATTCCAAAGGATTTTCCATTTTTTAAACAGTTTAAGATTATACCCTTCATTCTTTTGGTCGGAAATACGTAAAAAGCTCTTTTGTAATTTCTCAAATATAGCTTTGTTGTCTTTACAACAATCGAGTAATCCTTTTCAAAATAACCAATCAGCTGCTTTTTCTGATTTGGTTTTGCCTCTGCCAACTGCATTGTCGCTATGGTATTGATGTAAACCGGTCGTCCCTCAAGTAGTTCATCCTTCATATACTCGACCATCTCATCAATCATTCTTGTTACAATCTGTCTTGATTTTTTCTCGGATATATTAGTTCTTGAACCATGAGCAATCATAAAGTCCTTGTAACTATCATACCCTAAATACTTTAAAAAATACTTATCTTTAACAATGTCATTAATGTTTAATGCGTATGAGGTTCTCTCCGATATCTTACCATTACTGGTATACCTAACTGTTCGTCTTACCATTTGCCATTAAACTTTTTTGGGTTAACATCAGGGTCGTTTCCACCCTTCAACTCTATTCCGTATACAGCTTTTACCGCTGACTTGTAGTCCTTGATTGTTTCATTGCGCTCCATGATATACTTCGTTATCTTTGCCCGATTATCCTCATTAGGGTCCATGACCTCATTCACCGTTATATCTCCACCCTCTTCGACCACAAACCATTCTTCAGCGATAAAGTAGAAACCATTTTTTACTATGACGTACTTGCCTTCGTCCTTGTATGCATCATACCACTTGCCCGGAAGAAATATAAAGTAATTCCCAGTCAATGTGAACGATGAATCCCTTTCATCAATGAATAGTGCCATTAGTGGTGTAACCCTTAGATTCGGTTCTTTTACTGTCATTGTTCATCCCCCTTAGTTTGCTCTTGTTGTCCACGCTGCACAGGACCCGCAAAACGCGTAGTTTGATTAACATTATCGTTAACAATATCAATAGGCATTTGTAAGTGCTCCATTAGCTTCTGTCTTACAATGTAAGTCATAGACTCCTTCGCATCGGTTGGAATTGGGTAAGGCATATCCCATGTGAAGCCGTAAACATCTTCTGGATTACCAAATATCCCAACTATGGTAGCGACTAATGGTTTATTGTTAGGAACATAGATATACGTATCGGTATGGTTCGCATAAAGTACAGGCTTGGTTCCTCCCCAACGCATGTAATGCATTGTTTCAAATAACGGTTCGTAGATAACATCATACGTGTTCTGCAAATCTGCACTTCCAAAGTAGTGTAAAGCATAACGACCTATACCACTTATTAGCCTTGGCATTTCTATCCGGTAGATAGAGTTAGCCTGCATGGGATAGGTTTTTTGTGAACCGTTTACATTAACGCTAATTTTCCACTCAATGGGAGTTATCGCAACATTTAACGTTTGCACAAACCCGTTGAGGCTCCTTTTCCCTGCATACTCCCTCAATATGGTTGCAGCCCTTGCATCACGTATGTACTGAGCCACCAGTTCGGGTTCTATCACGTCATCCTGCCTCATGCGAGGTTTCATGTGAAGCATTACCTCATCTACCAATACCTGTAATGTGTCCATACTTTTTACGTTTTAAACAAAAGGGAGAGTACTTGTATTTCCTCTCCCTCTTCATCTAACCAATTAAACCTAAACCTAACCAATACAGTTATGAAAAAACTACGGAGCCATTGTTCCGTTCTTAGCGAAAGCAATTTCAAACAGCTTGGCAAGGGTCAATCCGCCACTGCTCAATGCAACCTCGTTAAGATGCCAATCTTTGGTAGCGTCATAGGTCGAGTTTTGATTGTTTAAATCCATAATCTTTATGGCGAAGACATCTTTTTCATACTCTTCCTTAGGAATGTAGTACACAACCTCGTCGTACACCTTGATAAGTCCATTCGAGCTTACGGTCTCGTAATGGTTATCGATAGTGTATTTGAGCATAACCTTAACGTAGTCCTTGTTGACGGGAAGGTCCTTGATGGTACCATCGTCCCACGACTTGATGGAGAACTCCTTCATGAGTTGCTCATAGGTCAATACAGGTTTCTTACCCTGTGTAGTTACAGCAACGCTGAAACCGATAACAGAGCTAGCCCACTGGGTAGTATTGCTAACAACGGCTGCGCTCACATTGAAGAGGTACTTAGCACTCTTTGCCTCTAGCACAAGTTTACCGGAGCTTTCACTTGCAGTTACGATTGCATCGGGGTCATTATTAATTTGGCCAGCCAACACTTGACACAGTTTTACTGCATTAAGCGTTGAGATGTCATCAGTGTTAACCTGATAAGCCTTTGAAATGGGAATTACATTTGCAGGAGTTGCGGGTCCGGCAAAATCGGGAACGCTAATAACAAATACGTTAACCAACTTGCCAGCAGCATACGCGCTAGCGGTAGGAGTTAACGTAACCTTGTGCTTGGTTCCGGCTTGTGTCTTTCCAACGGCTGCCTTGTCTATCGCCAGTGACAACGTAGGCACAGTGGTCTTAATCGATTTGTTTGAATCTTCGTCATCAAGGATTGCGGTATTCATTTGACGACCTTCAATAACCACGCCATTGACACGGTCGTGAAAGTAGATTTTCCCGGTCTTTGCGCTATACGATAGCGAAAACTCGGTTCCGGTAATCACGTTTACCAGAAATTCTTTTTTTGAACGAATAAGGTTTCCCATAAAAATAAAAAATTAAAAGTAAAAGGTTTCCTCGTCCTAAATCTTAACCTGATTGATGTAGGTTAAGTATGATTTAACTCCATAACCTATTAACAAAGGTAATAAAGAATGTGGAATCCTAGGATTAATTGAACCATAATTATTCGCATAGGGTAGCAAATTGTTACTGTACGCGTAAGGGTATGTAGCATCGCCCGGATTACTCCTATCGAAGAATGGTATGAATGGCCTCTTTACCGATTTGATATACACCTTTAACTCGTTTACCGTTTCAGGTACAAATATATCCAGTAATGCACCATTGACCATGTAGTATGATTTCCTTTCATTTGGCTTAGTAAAACTGTTGTAGATAACATCTCGTCTATCCGATGTTAATGGATTACATCTAACCAAGCGCAATGAATCATCATACCTTAAATAGATAGAATTTATTTTGAGCGATGCCTGATAGTACTTACCCTGTTGGGTTCCATTACCATCAAGGCTAGGTAGTAAAACCCAGTTAGTGGCAAGGTTACCAGTTCCGTTGTTATTGTCAAGGTTTTCGTACAATGGATTTGAAACTATAAAATGTCCATTAGCAACCCTTGCTCCGCCATGTTGAGTCTTTGTATGGCTTGAATTAACGATGAGATACCTACCATCGTCGTACTCTTCTCCATACACTTCCGATAGTTGAGCAATATACTCCTTGTAGGAAAGGTCAACACTAATTTCATTTGCAATGAAATTACATAATATCGCCCATCCTTCTTTCATTGCAGCGTTAAACTGCTCAGGAGTAACCGTTCCGATATAATCCTTTCTTATCGAGGTTAAGAACTCCCTGTATATGTCAACTACCGTGTAATTTTTCATGGCCTAATCACTTCTTACTACCGCGTCCTCTACCCTGTGTTGATGTTTGTTCCGGTTCACTTAACGCACTAACGGTTTCATTGCGTTGTTCTTCTCTAACGTATGCCAAAGGGTTACGAACCACCTTCCTCATGCTGTTGAACAGGTCGGTATTAGCATCCTGTTTCAGAAAGTTCACCACCTCGGATATACCTACACCAAGATAGATATTTTCAAAGTAGAACGCATTGTTCCGCTTGGTGATTAAACCTTCCTTGCGCATGATGTTGATGAGCGTTTTTACATCAGCATCGGTATCGGTAAAGAAGTTTGCAACGGTGTTAGGCTCGTTTTCAAGCTTGTCATAAATCGTTGCTAGCATTGTTGGTAACGACATCTTATTTGCATCGTAACCCAAGTAGTAGGCCAACCTTTTTTGGTTCTCGATGGACAGGTTATGAACCTTGTTGATAAGGTCGTACTGTCTACTAATCTTAACAACCTTCTGGTTAGCTTCATACTCGGCATCGTATATGTAGCCAATAGTAGTCCCGGGAACAACCTCGTCTTGTGACGCTACAATAGTTGGTTCCTGAACCATCAATAGCATTAACGTAACATAATCCTTGTCATTCGATTTGTCGAATATCTGATTATGCTTTATGACAACCTGAGTGTCTACCGATGGAATATACCTCTTTACCAGTTCCTCGATATTCGGTTCGTAGCTTTTGCACTCCTTCGGGTAAAATGCAAACTCATTGATACCAGCATCGAAAATAGGAACAATATAAATGTTCCTATTTCGATACTTATTATTAATGCATACAAATTGAACCTTTCCTTCTCTGCTATAACGGTTATTTAATCCTAATTCCTGCATAGTGTGCTTTGTTAATGGTTATGAATTACTGCTAATACTTGTAAGGGATGTACAGCTCAGCAACACCGTATGGGTCATGGAGAGCGATACCAGTTTCGGAAAGAACGTGTACGCTCTTACCATCAACCGAGTTCGACATATCGCCACCTTCATTCATGCCGTTCACTTCTCCTCTGATAAACGAACGCTTACCAAGAGCAAGAAGTTCTACGTTGGGCTGATTGTACTTAGTGTTACCTAAGCTCAGGAATATCATACGTCCTGATTCAGGGTTACGACCGTTTACGGTTACGGATTGAGGACGACCGGGATTGTCAAAGAACTTGAACCATACAGGAACGAAGCGCACCTTGGCATACTGGTAATACTCAACGTCAAGGTTGATACCTTTAGCGGAGCCTTCACCCTCAACAATCTTATTTCCGGCACCGGAGTTAATCATGAGAGGGGTCATCAGGTCATGAAAATCCCAGAGGGCGTCCTGACCGCCGATAACAGCAACCTCGGTTACGCCGTCATTGTTGGCGTATAGCTGCATGTTCTTCATTACGTTGTGGAGAATGGTTTTCGATAAACCATTGTAAGGCATCCTGAACGAACCTTCGCCCTGTTCTAGCAAGCCGTCACCAATGATAATCTCACGGTTCTCCATGTCTTTCAGGTAGATGTTATCCTTCTCGTCAACGGTACCCTTACCGAAGATGAGTTGGTTTTCACGGGCAATTGCCCATCTTTCAAGCATTTCAAGGTCTTGCCAGTTGGTAACTAGCTTAACGCCATTATGCTCAACCCATACCTGATTGGGGGTCATCTCCTGTGCAGTACCGCTAATGGACCACTTCATACGCTGAATGGTCATGTGCGAATACGCCATATCACCAAAGGTGTACTTCTCGTAAGCGGTTTCACTCATCTCTTCGAAAGCGGTGAATAACCATCCAATCTCCTTTCCTTCTGCAAGCAATGAAGGTGGAATATAGGCACTCTTATCACGACTGATAAGTTTTACCGTAATGGCAAATACGCTAGGCGATACCTCTTCTGGTAGCTTGTTACTAGCGTAGTGAACCTGAGTACGATTGTCATCGAGCTCAAGAACATCTTTAGGGGAGAACCAGTTGGTATCAATGTAGATGGTTACAGGTGCACCGCCTTTTCCGGGCTGTTGGTCCTGATTGAACGCATCATTGTAGGTAGCACCGTCTGGTCCGGGAACGATACGTGCCTTACGTATCTTTTGGCCGGCGACCTTCCACATTACTTTACGGTTACCAACTACACGGTAATTCTTACTCTTAGGGTTAGCCTCGGAATAGAGGTTACCGCTTACTAAACCCTTTTGGGCAAGAAGGGAAGAAAACGATGTATGCTGATTAGCAAATAGGGTTGCCACGTAGGGCAAAATCTCAGGTGCCGAAATAGCATACTTCATAAGTTCGCGAGAGGTTAAAGTCTGGTTCGCGAGCTCTTTGGGATGTCCATTTACAAATCTCATGGTTTAAAATAAATTAATTTGAAGTAAACCTCAACCTTATTATTCTGGCATAGACAACTTCCTTATATCAACACCATCATCGCTTGAAGTAGATTGACTTCTCCGGCGATTCGAACCCTCAATCTTCTCAATTATTTTTTTTTTTGAAGCATTAATCTTTTCATTAACCTTGTTTGCGAGGGATTCTTCCTTTGCGTACAATATGTACGCTAGCTTGTAAAGCTGTTCATCGTCCATTGAGTAAATCATTTCTAGCAATGGTGCCATTCCCGTTTCCTTACTTGGCGTTATCAGCGTTGGGAATACTTCATCGAACTGCTTCCGCTCATCTTCCGAGAAGTTAACGCCATAAACACTATTTATCTCTTTCACCTTTTCTAGAATACGCTTAGCGTTTTCCTGTTGCTCGGCGATAATAGCGTTCAGACGTTTCTCATTTTCTGCCTGTAAGTATTTCTCATACTCCGATAGGGTTTCACCCTTCTTCGATGCGAAATGGTTTTCGGCAGCATTTAAGAGCTCTTTAAGCTCAATCTTGTTTTTACTACTCAAAAAGTCCTTGACATCCTGCTCGGTCAACCCTGACGGATTATTCTCTTCATCATATCTCCCACCGTATTTCTCGTAGAGATATTCCTGAAGTTTCTGTTCAGGGGTAAGCTGTTGAGTCTGTCCGGCAATTTTCGTAGCAAACTCCTTCTCGTCGAAGGCGGGGTCATTGGCATGTTCGATTACAAATCGTGCCAAGGGGGGAAGTTGCTCTATGTACTTTTTTCTTGCAGTTTCAGCTAGCATTAAGTAAACATCAGCGTCTTTTTCAGGTTTAAACTCTTCTTCGTTTATTCCAAATACGCTGAATAGCTCTTTTGGTATTTTAAGGTCTGAACCATTTTGACCACCATTACCATTGTCCATTTTACCATTACTTCCAGCACCACCATTATCGTCACCACCATTATTTCCACCATTATCGCTTCCGTTTGTAGTGTCCCCGGATGATGATACTTCACCTGTAAGCTGAGCTAGTATATTCTTATCGACACCTTCTAGTTCTGCCATAATTATATGAATTTAGCGATTATTGAATTTGCATCAATGATAAGATATTTCTCGCTGTTATGAACAAAATCGTAAAAACGGTATGTAGGATTAAACATGACTCTGTCCATTAGCTTAACACTAATTGCATGATTTCTTGTAAATACACCATAAGCCACTACATAACCCTGAAATGGATGGTCATCCCATGCATCAGCAGAAAGGTCTGCCTTATTAGCATAGTTCAGGTCTAACCCACTCTTAGGTTTAATCTCAATCTGTTTTAGAACCACAATGTCCGGCCCAAACATTAAGTCGGATATTGCCGTCAATTCAGTCGGATTTGATTCTGGAACAATGATTTGCTCCTGCTCCTGTTCTAGATTTTGTTCTTTTAATTCACTCATAACCTTATAGTTTAAATTATGTTGCTAATATACAATTTAATCTTTAATATGTTCCTTACTGCGAGTAGTTTTTACGCTTATTGGTTCACTTGTATTTTTTAGAATGGCATCAAGCTTTAGTCTTATTGCTTCCAACTGAGAGTTTACGACAGATTGTCTTTGCTGCTCTTTAAGGTAAGCCATTTCAATAAACCTTTCAGTTTCAATCTTTTTATTCTCAATTCCAATTTTTGCCCTATCGATTTCGTTATCATTACCAATTTTCTGACTTTCATTCTCCAGTTGTTTATACTTAACTTCAAATTCACGCCTCATTTTTTCTGCTTCGACGTTAAGCTTCGTTTGTTCTATCTGAATATCGTACTGCTTCAACATCTTTTCAATCTCACCTTTAAGCTTTATTATTTCAGCCTCTTGTTTGGCCTTGTTATTATCGATTGCCATTTGGTTCTGCGTAATTTTTTGCTCATACTCATCAATAAGCGTCATCAACTTACTATCCATTTCTCTAAAACTATCAGAGGTAAGGATTGCACTTACTGCTGAAATAGGCATTCTATTTGACATTACACCCTGTATGGCTAACTGTTTATACAGCTCCCTTACGCTCTCATCGGTTAACGATTTGTTGATTACGATTTTAACGGTTCTATCCTCGAACTCGGCAAGGTCAATCTCTTCTACCATGTAACCCATCTTGCTATCCTCGTAGTCAATATACACCTTTTGAGCATCGGTATACCTAATGAGCAGATTGACGTAATGCTCCAATGCTTTTACGTAGATTAGTTCGTGTGTTTGGTATATTGATTCCACTATTGATAGCGTCTGATTGATAGCAGCCATCGTGGTACCTTTCAGGTCGTATTGCTCCATCATTGCCAATGACTGTCTTGTTACCCCGGTGACCAACTCAAAATGACGCTCTAACGACTCATCAATATTCAGAAGCGTAACGATACTCTGCGATAGGGTATCATCATAGTTTTGGAACTGATTAAATGTAGCAGGACGACCATTCTTCATCGATTGAATCCATGCAGTCCCCTGTTTTCTTAAAAACATCCATTCGTCCCTTGTCATTCCACCGGGTCGCTGTGAGTCGTCCATTATCATTCCCTTTACGCCAGATAACGTAATGAGCAACTCCATTTTCATGTTGATGATGGTTGACAACTCAACGCTATCCTTTGTTTCGAGTACTAGTGAGTAAGGCTTACGGAACTTTTTATCAAACACCAAGCCGATTACTGGAAGCTTTGGATCAATGTAAGAATCATCATACCTTACAACATCAGTTATCTTTCTAGGTCTTACAATAAACATGTCGTCCAACATCACCGCTTCGTAAATAACATAAAACGGTAACTCCTTCACCTTTATCCCTTTCTTGATAAGCTTGCTCTTTTCGTTTTCCTTAATCATGTGGATATGAGGCGAATCAGGATTGTACTTATTCGGATAATACGCGAACAACTTTTTCTCCTTCTCCTTCCAGAATATATGCTTTATTGTATATGTACCCATCTCGCCAATGGTATTCGGATAAGCGTACCCGGATACATAGGCAGCTTCTGTTTTTCCTGCTATTTCATACTTGTCGATTAATGCTTTCACGGCACCATTTATCTCGTAACGCTCTTCCAGCTCTCTTGCTGTGTAATGCCTTAGTAGTACCACCCAATCACCATCCTGCACCCATGTGTTGGATGTCATAGGGTATATAACATCAAGCGGTGATACCGCTTCAAATACAGGTTCGTTTGAGTTTCCCGTTATATCAACATAGTAGTACTCTGCGCCAATGGCAGTTTTTAACGCATAGTCAAATGCAATTGACTTCTCGTTTTCGAACTCTTTTTTATGGATATGTGAACGCAGCAGTACATCAACCTTCTTTTCTAGCTCGTCAATATACTCCTTACGAATTTTCTCCTCGATATTTTTCTTAATATCCTTGTAGTACTTGTTTTTGGCAAGTACGTACTGACTCTTTCTCGATGCTTCGGATATCAAATATTCCAGCTGCTGTTTCAATGCATTTGCAGCATATACTTTGACCGCGCTTTCAGGATAACCTTGCTCGATATAAGATTGCGATATTTGCTCGAGATACTGTGATGAGTTGAGGTTTATATCATCGATTTGAGCGTATTCGGGAACGGTTTGTTCAATTACTTCTTGGACAGCATTCAGGTATTCAATGTTTACTACTCTCTTAATCTTTTTAATCTTTTCCACTATCGACTCTCTATCCGCTAGTTTAATTGATAGTGGTATGCGTCTTACAAGTTCTCTTGATTTAAGGTAACGTAACCTAGGAGTTAAACGGTCAATCCTTCTTTGTTTTCCCGGAAGTACATACTTTTTATCCTTGCCAAATTTACGCAGGTAATCCAACGCATCTTCACTGAGCCCATTATTGTAGAACTCTAATGATTTATTATATACTTCCGAAGGGATGGTAAATTCATTTGCTGCATTAGCTATGTTAATCGCATTCTGCTCATAAGTTGTATATTTCATACCTAGTAGTTGTGTCGTATTATACCGTTCTCATCCTCTATATACTCAAAGAAGCTAGAGATGTCGTCTTCATCCATTACGATTGCATTAGATAACCTAGCCTTTTCTTCTTCTAGCATCACTATACATAGTGCCGAAGAAATTGTTTCGTCGCAGTTATAGTTTTTATCAAGCCTAAAATTAATATACGACTTAATCTGCGCCTCGTTAAAAAGGTTATCTATCTGCGCAAAGTTATTATCAATTAAGAAATCCCTAAATGCTTTTAACCAATAAATCTTAGTATTAGGGTCTATACCATACTTGTTTTGCGTCTTTGATAGTTTAACCCAGTTCGAAATTACGAAATCAGGACGAACTGCCAAATAATCCTGCATATTATTTTGCTCGTAGTAATGGAATATACGCAGGTTTGAGTACTCGATAAGGTTCTTCGTGTTGTACGCAACATTCATTCGCATCACGAGGTCATAGAAGTATACGGCCCCGCCCATCTCCTCGGTCGGTCGTCCTATAAGTCTGCATACAAATTTACCATATCCGGGAGAATTCTTATGAAATCCTTTTATCACATGGCTTGAACCGAGTGATGTACTATTCGGAGCCTCATCTTTATCGTATGAGTCGGTTCCCTGTTTATACAAACCATCAGGAGTCCTCTTAACCTTTAGTATCTCATCAAACTCCTCGTACGGGTCCTCTAACTTCCAGAACCACTTCATTCCAAACGCATCAGGTTCAATGGTCCAGTATACACCCTTACGTTTATCAGCGGGGTCTTTCCACATCCAGTTCCCTTCGAATCCCAATTGCAAGCTTCTATGATTTGCTAACATCTGTAGACGCTCATTCAACTTCATGATAATACTTTCGCCGAAATAACCACCGCCTGAAATCATAAACATTTCCGATGGCTTATTTGGCTGCTGTGTTATCATGCGATACTTCTTTTTTGCATCCTTTATGTTATCTATCTCCTGCTTTAACGCTGCTATGCTTTCAGCTTTTTTAGAGTTACCCTCATCATCAAGTATCATATACTTCCAAGCAGGAGTGAAATGTGCAATCTTTCCACCGTCATTCTCCTCGTAAATATTATCAAACTCCAACAGGTTAAACTCCCGTGGATTGTAAAACATCTTTTTAATATCCTCAACCGAGGTGTCCATATCACCGCCAGTGGCAATGTAGTACGACCATCCTGTTTTTTGGTTCTCAGCGTACTGTGATGCCTTGATATACTCAGCCGTTTCTATAAGCATATTCATTTTCCAGATACCAGCCTCTTCGTATACCGTAAATAATGGTGACAAACGCGATGCCACCTGAGGATTATCCTTTGCTGTTAACGCGTAAATGTTGCTTTGAAATCCATTTACGCGCTGTATCTTTTTCCCATTCGGAAGCAGTACCGTTTCTGTGTACGATGCCTTTATATGCTCAGTTGTTTTATTCGGAGAACGGTGCTTATAGAACTCGGTATCCACCAATAGGTCTAGTCCTCGCACCGTGTTAAGCATCGTGTGTTCCGAGTACTTTGTTTCACCTGCAATTACCAGTAATTGACATCCGGGAACGAATGTAAAAAACCATCCTAATACTGCGCTTATCCATTCGGAGTAACCCTTTTGCCTTGCCTTAGCCTCTAGATTATCCTTATTATCTCTCAATGCTTTTTCAAGCGTAATCGCTTTCTCGTAGTCAAGGTCAGTAAACCTTGGTTTAATAATACCCTTTACCTTTCTCTGATGGTCATACCCATAAATATTCCAAAAGTTAAGATACCAGTAATGCTTCCCTGTTATATGCACCGTCCTGTCCTTTATCCATACACCGTAGTCTCTTAGATATACGTGTCGTTTGTCTTTGGTCCATATTGCGTTAACACCATCAACGAATATTTCCCCATCGCCCGGAACAACGGTATCGGGTACACGGTATCCGTGTATACACCTGCGAGCTTGCTCCAACCACCACTTTTTGTACAGAGGCGATTCTTTTGGAGGCATATCGTTTTCGTACACCACCGGGGAAAACTTCTTTGTGTTAACAAATAACATTACTACCTGTAATTTATATAAATAAGCGTATCTACTACTGCGTTTGGATTATCGAGCTTTATCCTAATCTTTGTTGTCCATTTCTTCCAGAAGTATAACTTTTTAAATCTTATCTCACTCCAGTCGTCATGGTACTTGGTTCTGATTATTGCCATGTTCACCTTGTCACTGTAAATGTATTTAAGACTGTTTTCACCGTTGACTGCAACCATTGATAAGTTTAAAAATCCATCATTGTAATTTACCATGCAGCTATCATTATATACGTACACCTGTTTATCCTTGTAAATCGTGTCAACTTTTGCCACATAGCTTGTACCAATAACCTTCTCCAAATCTCTTAGTTCCTTTTTTTTCAAATCCAACGCTTTTATTAACTCCAGCTCTTTTTGCGATGATTTAGACAGTAGTTCTTCCTTTACACGCAAAAGCTCTTTCAAGTTTCTGATTGTGCTGTTAAAAACACGTGCCTCATCGTTTCGCAGTTCCTGTGAATAAAGCAATTCATTCTTTACGTTTATTAGCTGCTCCTTGTAGTTCTTCGCTTTTTTGTATGTTGTGTAGCTGGCAATTATCGCTATTGCCAAAAGGAGCAGAATAAGAATCATCTTGATGTTCTTAATGATTAATAGAATCTGTTTCATCACATTAGGGATTTAAGGTTCATATAATAGTTAGTGTTGGCAATGGCATTGTATAACTGCATTGCCTTATGAATATCTTCTGCTGTCCAATGCTTTTCTTCCGTTAAATCATCGGGAAGCTCATTGAAAAAGTCGGTAAGCATAGTTAAGTACTTAGCCTTTCTAACCTCTTTTTTCGTTACCTTGTTACCCATTAAACGATTTAACGAAATCTTTGAAATTATACTTCCACTTGTATAATTTACCGAGTATCGAAATTCCAATAGATTCAGCATAGCTCATTTTTTTGTAAAGTTTATTATCCTCTATTACTTTTCTCAGTATCCTTGGAAGAGCAATCATCTCCTCGTATCTGTACCGTTTTAGTTTAATGGTGTAATGTGTACCATTAATCTCGGTTAACTTTTTACGCACATCCGTATACTCATCATACAAATTTTTATTTTGCCTCTTAATGGTATTTAGCCTTTCTTCAAACTCCTCAACACTATTTATATCTTTTACCTGAGCAAGGTAAATTTCATTCACTAAGCTGCTAAACCGATTTGAACTAATAGCACTAATAACACCCATGAACTCATCGTCAATGATTTTCATGTTTTGCATGGCAATCGCAGCAACATCACCACTTGTAACCTGTCTGATTGCATTATACGTCGTGTATAACACAATCGCTTTTTCTAAGTTCACCTTCATTAGCAATCCTTCATATTGCTGAATGGTTCGTAATTTTTAATTATCTGGTATGCCATCGTAATTAACAGGTTGTTAACCGTGATGGCATCCCTAAAAATGTTCTTATCCGCTGGGTCAATCCCCTCAGCAACCAAAGAATCGTAATAAGCATTGTTTACATCTAGAATCTCCTGCAAGTAATCAATGCTTATCGTATTAGTCTTTATTAGGCCATTAAGCCGTTCATCAATATTCTTAACAGCTATAAGGTCGTCTGAATTAGACATATCCCGTTCTTCTTTACTACGGTATACGCTTATTGATACGTAACCTGTTGAGGGTTCAACATAATTAATCTTGTAGTACTTTCCAGTGGTTTCATCAAGTAGTGCCATGGTTTACTGTTTTAATGAAACAAATATAGCATAATAAGTGGTACCATCATAAATAAATACAAACTCGGCCACATCCCCCTTCGAAAGGGTAA